AGCAGATGCCACAACACTTGGTGGTATTAAAGTAGGTTCTGGTTTATCTATCGATGGCAATGGAGTCCTGACTGCTACTGGTGGTTCTAGTGTTCCATCAATTCAAGATCTTTCTGGAACTACAGCATCACTTGCTGCTGACCAATCGACAGAACTAAATATTACAGGTTACAAAGCCTATTCGTTATTTAAAATTACTACTGATGCTGAGGCATGGGTGCGAGTGTATGTAGATGATGCGTCAAGAGATGTTGATACTACACGAAGTGAGGGAGAAGATCCTAGTCCAGGTGGCGGTGTTATTGCTGAAGTGAGAACATCTGGAGCAGAATCAATCCTAATCACTCCTGGCATCATGGGATTTAATAATGATAGTCCAAGAACGGACACCATTTATCTAGCAGTCACTAACAGAAGTGGCTCAGCAACCACAATTACAGTCACTCTAACAGCATTACAAATAGGAGAATAATAAAGATGGCAATTTTAAAGTCAATCGTTGACGTTAATAACGGCAACACAGGTTGGACTAAAACCGATGTAGTTGATGCTTTGGAGACTGTGTTTGCCAACCTTGGTTGGAACAATGGAACAGCAGCATCAGGTGTCCCTTGTATGGTTAAGGCACCAGGGTTTATTACGAACGATTATAGTGAGGGAACGGAATATCAATGGAATACTGGATCTAATGCTAGAGTAGCTAACTGGGAACATGCTGGAGGACAATATCCATCTTCTCAATCGTGGAAATACAGATACTTTAATGTAAGCAATACCGGTACGAGTGCTTATAGAATGTTAGAAGAGTGGCAAATTAATGGAACACAGGTTGATGATGCCGCTAATTCCATGGGTGTGGCGAGGCACGGAATACAAACAGGTGACGCTTTACATTACGCTGCTGGTGTATCTACACCTGATGCCAATTTAGTTATTGGTGGGTTGTCTGCGGATACAATTTACTATGCTATTAGAGTTGATGGTAACAATTTTAAGGTAGCAGCTAATGCTACAGATGCTGGTAATGGAGTTGCTATTGATATTAGTCCAGCAACTACAACTGGATATTATTTTCAGAGAGCAGATGATGCTGCTTATGACAATTATACAATTAATTTAAAGTACGGAGACAAGATTGTTTTCAATAGCACTGGTGCTTCGGGTGCTGGTGGTACATTTAATCTTGTGTATAATAATGATTCGTATGATGCTGCCAAACTTATAGTGTCACTTTCATCATTCCAAAATACTCCATCAGGACAAGGAACTACTAACTTAGAATGGGATACTAGAGGATATAGACAGACTGAAGATGAAGCATTACGTTTTAATAGATGGGTAGGCGAAGGAGCTGGAACTTCTACTGGTGACAACGGAATTGTAAAATACATCTATGCTAATGACACAAATGCTTCCATGAAGGGAGAGATTGTTTTAGAAGCATGTATTTCTACCAATGCCATCTCCGTTTGGAATCCTTATTGGAAGTATACTGTTCCTGCCAATGGCGGTAGATCCGAATTAAAACTAAGAATTTATAGAGGAAATACGTGGTACAATAATCCATATATTGTTGGTGTTACTATTGATAGTATTGGATCTGGATGGACCGATGGTGACTCATTTACTATCCCAGGAACTGCTATTGGTGGAGCATCACCAGCAAATGATTTAGTATTTGGTACTAATACTGATGAAACGTCAAGTAATGCCTATGATGGTATCGCTTCTATTGGTGTAACAAATCTTGGTGCTGGATCTAATTTTTGGCAGAAACATCCTCAGGGATATTATGCTGTTGCTAGAGTAGAACACGACGCTGCTAAGACATTTGGTACAACATACTATGGTATAGGATTTGATCCGAACAATGATTACGAACTGTGTATTACTAGTGGTAGTAATTTTGATTATTTAAATCGAGCAGGAATTAATTATATTGATACATCATCTGATACATCTCATTTTGGAATATATGAGGGTGAACCGGGATTAGATTATAGCACTAATGCGATGATTAGAAGAAACTGTAATGACGCCGACTTCAGACTTTTTAACTATGCATCCAATGCAACTCCAACAGCATATCCTCTACAGATTAGAGTTTACAGAGCACAAGCTCCTCAAGACACTGACTTTGCTATCATTCAATTCGCTCAAGTAATTAATGGAATTGTTCAAACATATGCAACATTTACTTTAGCGAAAGGATCTTCATTTGGTGCTGGTACATATGATTTAGATTATGTTTTCCAAGATGCTCTAACTCAAATTACGACACCAGTAGCAAGATCGATTGATTTCACATATGGTGATACTGGATATGAATATTACAAAGACTATAGAGAACCAGGAAATGCTGCGAGTAAATGTAGAGCAGCATCTTATGGTTATCTGAGAGATAGAGATGATCCAAATAGTGTCAGAACATATACTAGATTTTCCTGTAATATCGATACAAATAATTCTGCCGCCGATCATGTGGTAACTTACTATAGGAATAGTGCTTACGATCAGTATGATGGTAAGTCTATAGATGCTAATGCAGATTACTACAAACCAATTAAAGGTCTTCCAATTTCAAACAAACTTTTGCCAATTCCATACTATCTACCAGATGATTTTGTCATGCTACAAGTAGCAACAACTCCTGGTCTAGTAGCATTCAGAACTGGAGACACTATAACAGTTAGTGGATCTGAAATTTATGAAATTATCACTGCTTCATATGAATCACAACAGAATGGACTTGACCAACTAAACAATAATTCTACAATTGGAATGCTATTCATGGCGAGGACAACCTAATGGCAAACATCACACTAAATGATTATGGAACAGTAACTACTTCTGTAACTGGTATAGATCAAACAAAATATAGCAAAGAAACAACTGCTACAGCATTTATTTCTCCTACGTATTCTTCTATTGCTAGAGTAAGTAGCACTGCTGATGCTCCAACCAATTTTAACATTGATGATCTTACAGTTCCTGCTACAGGATCTAGAAAATCTGAAAGAGGTCTTCTGCGTGGTAAGAGACCATACTTTGGATTGCTCTTCCCAAGAGGGTACTATAATAGATAACTAAATATATCAGAAGAGTAGTAGCATCTAGAAATGGCATTAGATTTTCCTGCATCGCCAAATATTAACGACACGTATACGTTTGGCGGTGTAACCTGGACCTGGGACGGATCAACCTGGAAAGTTTTAGGTAGATTTCAATTTACGTCGTCGGAAACTGATCCAATTTTTACTGCATCTCCTGCCAATAATATTCTTAATCAGAATATTACAAATTGGAACCTATCATACGGGTGGGGAGATCATAGTGTTGCTGGTTATTTGACCTCAACGGGATCTGTTGGTAGTCATACTGATGTAACATTGGCAACTCTTCAGGATGGCAATCTTTTAAGATTTAATGCTGGTACAGGTAATTGGGAAAACTGGGTTCCAAATTATTTAACTTCATACACAGAAACAGATCCTGTATTTGCAGCTTCAGTTGCTGCTGGAATCAATGCCACTAATATTACTAATTGGAACACATCATATAACTGGGGTGATCATTCTCTTGTAGGATATCTAACTGCAGAAGTAGATACTCTTGATACAGTCCTTACGAGAGGAGCAACAACTACACAAGATATTACTACCACTGGTAAAGTATACTTCTCTAATAACTTTGCCGCGCTTGGAGATCTTCCAAGTGCAACTACCTATCATGGTATGTTCGCTCACGTTCATGGCGAAGGTCATGGATACTTCGCACATGCTGGTGCTTGGACTCAACTATTAGATACCGGTTCCTCACTTAGTGAACTAGCAGATGTTTCTACTGCTGCTCCTAATACAAATGATGTTTTAGCATGGGATGGTTCAAACTGGGCTCCTTCTGCTAGTGCTGGTGGAGGCGGTGGTGCTAATGTAACCATCTCAGACACTGCTCCTGGTTCTGCTAGTGCTGGTGATCTTTGGTGGGAGAGTGATAAGGGACGCCTGAAAATTTACTACAATGATACTGATAGCACACAGTGGGTTGATGCCTCACCCCCATTAGCAGATCCAAGAACACCTGTACATGTTGGCGAGGTGGAACTTTGGCAGGGTGGAAATCAGATTACATGGTTAGGTAGTAATGGTGTAACAGCAGCAATAAGAGCTACTGAAGG